CGCTTGCACCTCAATATCTGGACAGCGAGTGAAGAGAGGTGGGTAACGGACGACGAATTCATGCGCGGCGCTGAGGAGGTCTCAGAGGCCCATTTAAGGACTTTACCGTGTTATGCGGGCATGGACCTATCCAGCACCAAAGACTTAACCGCTGTGGCTCTTATTTTCCGTGATGACGTCCACGATTGCTTTTATCTGAAGTGTCACCACTTCGTGAACGAGGAGAAGGCCAAGAGCAAGAGCCTAAGCGGTGGCATCGATTACAGGCACTTCGAGCGCGAAGGCTTGGTATCTATCACAGAGGGCAACGTGACAGACATGATTGCGGTTCGTTTGCACATCATGCGCTTGGCAGAGATTTACGATCTGCGTGCGCTGGCGTATGACCGCTACATAGCTCACCTCGTTGTTCCGTTCTTGGATGGCATCGAGTGTCAACCGTTCGGCCAGGGCTACGCTTCGATGAGTTACCCAACCAAACAGTTCGAAGTGTTGATGTGCCGCGGCGACATCCTACACGGAGCGCATGAGGTGATTCGCTGGCAGATGGGATGCGTTCACTTGGCGCGCGATGAAGCCGACAACATCAAGGTCACGAAGAAGAAGAACAGTGAAAGTCAGAAAGTTGACGGCGTAGTGGCGTCCATTATGGCTTTGGGTTGTTACTTTAACAATGCACAGGATGAGGCACCTCTTTTGGAGGTATTGAGTTTGTGACAATTGTTCATTTTTGGTTTAAGGGCGAGGGGCGCAAAGGCGTCCCTTGCTATTTTTTACCTTGCACTTATGCCCAACCGCCTTCAGAAGTTTGTTAAGGAAGCTCGCGCCCGCATTGGCCTAGATCGTCCTGAAGATATTGTTGCCGCTGTTGGCCTTTACGGAGTTACCAAGGCTGGCGCGAATGTGACCCATGACACCGGGTTACGCCTGTCTACGGTTTACGCTTGCGTGTACAAGATTGCCAGTACCATTAGCAGCCTTGGCCTTGATCTGTATTACACCAATGGCGTCAGCCGCGACAAGGTTATTGACCACCCAGCCATTGACGTCTGTACGTTTAGGCCGAATCCATATCAAACGCCTTTCTACTTCTGGGAGACGGTGATCGCCAACGCGGTATTAAAGGGCGTGGGTTACGCCATCATTCACCGCGGTCCTGGTGGGATACCTAACGCCATGCAATGCGTTGACACAGACTTGGTTGAACGCAAGGTCATCAATGACAGCGTGGTCTTTAAGTTGCAAGACAACACCATCGTGCGTCAAGAGGATATGTTGGAGATATGCAACATGTACGGGCGGAGTCCCATTGACTTGCACCGCGAGAACCTCGGACTGACGCAAGCCGCGCAGGACTACGGATCAGAGTATTTCGGCAATGGTGGACAGATGACGGGCGTGCTGTCCAGTGATCAGCCGTTGAAGTCAGAACAGATGCAGATGTTGCAGAAGTCTTGGAACGGCTCTATGACATCAGCTGGCACTAAACTCCTTCCCTTTGGATTCAAGTACAACCGCATCAGCATCGCGCCAGAAGAGGCGCAGTTTATTGAAACGCGCAAGTTTCAAGCTGAGGAGATTTGCCGCATTTTCTCTGTTCCTCCTTCCTTGGTGCAACTCGAGTCACAGACGACTTACAGCAACGTCGAACAGCAAAACTTGCAATTCGCAAGGCACACCGTGCTGCCATGGGCCAAGCGCATTGAACAGGAGCTGGCCAACAAACTGCTCACGTTGCAAGAAGCGCGGTCCCATTACTTCAAGTTCAGCCTCAACGACTTGTTCAGAGGCGACATGCAAGCGCGGTCACAGTTCTACACGCAGATGTTGCAGAACGGTGTGATGAACATCAACGAAGTGCGGGCAACGGAGGAACTGAACCCAACGCCAGGCGGCGACACGCACACCGTGCAAGTCAACCAAATTGCGCTGGATCGCCTCGGCGCATACTCAGACAAAATTTCAAGCGATGACAACGGACAATCACCTTCCTAACTACGTCAAGCGGACCTTGCACAACATCAGCAAGCGCACCGACAAGGCGACGTATATGCAACTGGTTGCGATTTACAGCAACACACCAGGCACCGACAAAGAGCGCGTGGCCGAAGTGCGCAAGTATCTGAGCGGCGTTGTAGAGCGCAAGCAACAGAAGGCCACCAACAACGGCGTGCAATACCGTCAGGCTGAGATGCGCGCCAATGAAGACAACCTAATCATCGAAGGCTACGCCGCGGTGTTCGATAGCGTCACCGACCTCGGACCATTCCAAGAACGGATTGCACAAGGCGCTTTCTCTGACGTGCTCGACGATGATGTACGCTTGCTGATTAACCACGATGGCGTGCCATTGGCGCGGACTAGCAACAACACGCTGGAGCTGTCGCAGGATGAGACGGGTTTGTACTATCGCGCGCAGTTGAGCGACACTCAAGCGGGCCGCGATCTGTACGAGATGATTAAGCGCGGCGACATCAACCAGAGTTCATTTGCCTTCATGATTGACAAGGAGAGCAACGACGCTGACGGTGTGCGTGTTATCGAAAAAGTGAGCAAGTTGATTGACGTGTCTCCCGTAACTTACCCAGCGTATCAAGCCGCGTCGGTATTCGCTCGCGCTGAAGACAACAAAGACAATGACTGACCTTCCCATCAAGGACCTCCAAGCATTGAGGTCTCAATACGTCGACCAGCGCGAGGACGTGAAAAAATCCGCTGAACTTGAAGAACGCGACCTGTCAGATACTGACGTTGCAGAATTGGAGCGCCTCGCTTCTGAGATCCGCAAAGTGGATGTTCAGTTGAAGGTGAAGCGCGAAGACGCGAAGATTGCCGAAAGCGCGGTCTTGGCTGGCGAGGGTTCACGCTCACACCAGCGCGAGATGCAGCGCATGAACAAGCGCTTTGACTTGGCTGGCGCCGTGCGTGACTTGTCACAGGGCAAGCGTGTCACTGGTGTTGCCGCTGAGTACACTGAAGAAGCTGTTCGCGAAGCCCGCGGGTCTAACATGACCATTAAGGGTCAGCTGTCTATTCCTGCTAGCGCCATGCGTGCGTTGGGTGATGCTGGTGAATTTGGTGCCGGTTCCGCTTTGGCCAACTCTCCTGGCTTTGTCGGTACTGACGTCACCGCTGGCGTGGCTGCTTTGGCCGCTCCAACGTTGTTTGAGTCTATGGGTGGTCGTGTCCTCAACGGATTGACTTCCAACGTCAACGTGCCAATCGTCACCGCTGCTGCTACTATCGCATCAGCTGTTGAGGGTGCTGACGTGTCAAACGCTGCCAGCGCAGTGGGCAAGCGTGAGCTTTCTCCTACGCGGTATGGTGCATTCGTTACTGTCACAGAGCAGTTGATGATGCAGGGTGGACCAGCTGTCGAGCAGTTGATTACCAATGACATGATCACACAGCTGAACCGTCAGATTGACAAGGCTGTATTTGACACCATCTTTGGTGCGGGCGACGGAGACAACACCGACCCAGTGAGCGCCGCTGGCATGATTGCTGGTGAGGCCGCTTTGATTGCCGCTGGTGTTGACTTGCGCAACGTCAAGGTGATTGCTGACAGTGTTGCTCACGGCATTCTTGCTGATGACCCACTGGTGTCAGGAGTCAACGCAGTCATCGACCGTAGCAGTGCGGGCAACTTCAGCGCCTTGGGTTACCCATACGCTGTGACGGACTTGCTTCCTGCCAACTTGACCGATGAAGGTTCCTTGATCATGTTTGATCCTAACATGGCAGCCGTTCTCGGTTTGTTTGGAGGACTTGACATTGTGGTGAACCCATACGCTATGGACCTCAGCCACCAGGTGCGGATTTCTATCCACCGCTATGCTGACGCCGCAGTGCTTCACGCTGGCGCGAAGTACAACTTCCACGACAACGCTTAATAGCTGTCGTTTACATATTCAGAGAAAGCCCGGCACACCGCTGGGCTTTCTTATTTTTAGGGAATGCAAGTAGAGATAACAGGCAGCGCAGTAGACCAAGACACAATCATCACGGTTGCTGACTTAAAGGCCCACTTGCGCGTAACACATACAGCAGAAGACACCTTGATCAGCGCGCTACGTTCAGCCGCTATCAGCTGGGTTGAGGAACACTGCAACATCAAGCTGGGCAGTTACACTGCCCGCGGGTACTTGCCAGGCTTTTACAATTCGTACATACCTATCGGTCCGGTTACCGCGATCACCGAGGTAAAGTATCAGACGACAGCCACCAAGACTTACGCGGCGCTCTCTACACTCGACGCAAGCAACTGGTTCTCAGATGAGATTACGAAGCCAGCGCGCATTGCCTTCCGCGATTATCCGCAAGTGTATGACTATGCTTTAATGCCCGTCGTGGTCAGCTTCACCGCAGGATACACCACCATGCCCGCGCCAGTGTTGCAAGCCATTAGATTGATTGTCGCAGACCTGTACGAGAACAGACAGGAGGAGGTCACGGGCACAATCACCACGCGCCTGAAGTTTGGTTTGGAAGCGTTGCTGAATCCGTTCCGCATTATCTACCAGCCATGAAGAACGCAGGACGCAGAGACAGGTTGATTACCTACAGGCAGGAGACG